GGGTGTCAGTCGTAACGTCGCGTACATCTTTTTGACGTCTGCGATAGCTTCCTCACGAGTATCGTATGCGTCTGCTTTTGTACCGACGTCGAAGTCATCGAACAGTGCGCGGCAAGCCACGACGTTTTCTTGTGTGCGAATACTGCGTTTGCCCTTTTCGTTTGTGTACCAATCGCCGAATGAGTTTACTCCGAAGTAGACGGTCTCTCCTTTGTCATCGAAGAACTTTGCTGCTCGTGCTGCCTCTTCGGCGCTTGGGTAGTCTTTGTACTTCCACCAGACGCTACCGTCGTCTCGGGTTTGTACCAGACCAAGAACTGGTTTACCCTGCGACGGAAGCACTAGCTTCAGGAACTCTAATGTACCCATGTGCCTACCTATTGTGTTGACGGGTTAACAGATAAATAACGGGGGCGAACCCCCGTTATCAGTGGACAGCATGGCTTAGTCGTCGAACTCTAAGTTATCTAGCGCCTCGTCAATACTGTCGTAGTCGTCGACCTTCGCTGGCTCCGGTGCAGGTGCCGCCGCTTTTGGTGCGGGTTCTGGCTCAGGCTCGGGTGCAGGTGCGGCTTTCGGTGCAGCAGCTTTGGGCGCAGGTGCGTCCGCTTTATGTTCTGCTTCTACCACAGGGCCACCGTCGAGGCCAAGGATTTGATTGATCGTATCAGCCTCTTCCTCAAGGACGGCCTCGATCTCAGCAAGCTGCGCCGCATCTACGAAGTCGACTGCTTTGAACGTCAGCGCAGGGTGCGCAACGTTGTAGTCAAACCCGATCTTGGTGATGCAGTGCACAGGCTCGACGCCGCGCTTTGCCAACTGTTGGCCGAACGTACCCAACACCTTCAACGACGCAGCGGGTACACGCAGCAGCATCGGGTCATTGAGTTGGTCAGGTGATGCAACAGCCAAACGCATAGAGTCGCCACATGCTTTCCCCTTGCCGCCGTTGTCAGTGATACGAGAACCCCACTGGTTGTGTGGGCAAGCTGCGCACTTCTTAGCCTGTGGGCTTTCTGCATCAGACGCAGGTGCGAGACCGTCGTTGCTGTAGCAGGTAGGCTTAGCGACGGAACCTTCTTCATACCCGTGGTCATAATAGACCTTGGACTTGTTTGGGTTGGACGCGATGATGACAGCAGTCAAAGATGCAGCCGGTTCGCCGTCTTCGCCCTTAGTTACTAGGGTGCGCTCGTCGCCACGTTGGATGTGGAAGACCTTACCCTTGATTGAGATAACGGGGAAGCCACCTGCGGATACCGCAGCAGCGAACACGTTCTGAGTTTTAGCTTTGCCCTGCAAGTGAGCAGGAAGTTTTGATGCCGTGATGGCGACCATATCGTTGGCCATGGTTGTTCACCTCATTAAGTTATTTACGACGGAAATTAACGACTTGTGTCTCGGACCAGTTAATGCCCGGTGGCAAGTCGCCTTCGACAGATTTGAATTGCTCCACTGCCGTTTTGTTAACGCGGCGTTCTAACATCTCCCACGCCTCGTTTTCTTGTACAAAGTCGAGAACAGCGTCCCAGTCTGCGACGGTTGCAGATGAACGTGTTGACCTGTAAGCAGTTCCAACGTCGCGAGCAGCCACATTGTCGATGCCACGCTCTTGGAACCTACGCAGAAACTCGATCTCGATCTTGTTCTGCTTATCTTTATCCCCCGCGTCGTCTACCTCGTACGCAGCCTTACGCTGTGCACGACGATCGCGGAGACCGATGAACAGTTTCAGAAGTGAAACGTCATCCAGTTCGTTGATTTTCGCCATATTCGCTCTCCTTTTTGGCGCTTAGCCAGTTATCAATATCCGCCTCGTCCCAACGTAGAACCTTCTGTGAGACCCTTATCGGTTGGGGGAAGCTCGCCTCTCTCCTCCGCAGCGCGGGGAGCGCCGCTTTGGTGATGCCCAGTTTTTCAGAAACCTCTTCGGGTTTAAGCAAGTTCATGGTGTCATTTACCTCTAGGTGTGTTTACGTGTAAGCAGATTAAGTCATATAAGTACATCTGTCAAGCCATGACCGAGTCGCGATGTGCCTTAACTTCGTCGAGTAGTGCGCCCTGCATTTTCTGCTTGGTGCGAAGGCGTTGGTATATACGCTTCTCGACCGGTGTGCCCTCGAGCATGATGATGAAGTTCCTCATCTTCTGGCCGGGACGGTTGATCCGTCCGTTGGCTTGCTCGAACACTTCGTTCGACGTCACGCACGAGTACCACACGATGGTGGATGCAGACGTCAGCGTCAGACCGTGGGACATGGCGGCGGGTTGTGCCACGAGAACCTTCGGGTCTTTGCTCTTTTGGAACGCCCCGAATATGCGGTCACGTTCGTCCTTCTTTACGCCACCGTGGATGACTTCAACGGTGAACTCTTTGGCCAGTTCTTCGGCGACCATATTGACCGACGATACATACGGGACAAACACGATGACCTTGCCCTCGGCTTGACGCACGATCTCTTTCGTCTCGTCGATCCGTGGCTTCGATGGGATCGTTACCTCTTCCTTCTCGGTGTTGTAGACGACGCCACATGCGATCTGCACGAGCTTGCCCATCTTCACCGCTTCGTTGACCGCCGTGATCTCACCGTTATCTGCTTCGGTGCGCATCTTAGCGACCATCTCCTTATACGCTTTTTCCTGTTCCTTTGTAAGAGGTACTTGTCGTGTCTCGTACATAAGTGGAGGTAGGTCTACGCACTCGTCACGTGTAAACCGTACAGATGGCTGCATGACGTTATGTACAATCTCGGTGGCGTCGGGCTTTGGTACCCAACTGAACTGTGACAACTGCCGCATGACCTGCGCTTTGAACCGGTTGAAGTACGGCGGGACGTTGCTCGGCGTGATAAGTCTGCACTGCGCCCATGCGTCTGTCGGTGCGTTCGGCGTCGGCGTACCAGTCATACCCCAACAGGCTCTTGGCTTTTTGTGGCGGTTGATGACTTTGTTGATTGCCTTCCACCGATCTGTCCCTGCGTTACGCGCAGCCTGTGCGATCTCATCGACGATAACGATGTCGATGTCGTCTCGGGTTTGCAGCGCTTCCTCGATGATCTGCACCCCATCATGGTTGATGATGTAGACGTCGACGTCTGTGTTCAGGAGCTTCAGGCGTTTCTGACGTGACCCGTGTAGGACGGCATACTCCAGATGTGGGAAGTGTTGGAACACCTCGTCAGCCCACGTGCGCTCAAGTGTCGAGAGCGGTGAAATGATTAACACCTTATTCACATGACCGGTGCTACGCAGGTAGTCGTACGCCCAGAGCGACGCCAACGACTTGCCTGTACCGAGTTCACTCAGGTTGAACGCGCGGTCATACATCGTCAGGAACGCAGCAGCCTCACGCTGTGCGTCGAATGGTTTGTACCGTCCGGGCCACTCGTAGTATTCGCGGATCGGTGCGGGTGGCTCGTAGCCTAAGTTCCGTAGTACCTTTGTCTCAGTCAGCTTGTGCGGGACCGCCACGTAGGGGGTGCCTTTAACAGTGAATGTCTTGGCTGTGGGGATGACGTTGGTAATGCGGTCAGGGTTGCGGCTTTTAAGCAGCAGTGCCTTTTTGTCTTTCCAGATTAACATCGTCTAGTCCTTTATCAATTTGGCGGATACGTTCGTCGCAGATGTGCTTGATCTTCTCGTAGTCGAGACGACGTTGGCCGGGTTTGTTACGCAGGACGCGCTTGACGATGTCTGCATCCCATGGGTTCAGGCGGTACTCGAGCCAGATGTCCCACGGTTGGATTTTGTGTTTGGCGTAGTCGCTTTCGCCTACGTTATGTTCACGCGTTGACAGATTGCGCCAGTTGGGTGAACCGATGCGGTCAATGAACGACTGTGCCTCTTCTTCTGTAACGTCGCAGTTCAGTGCAACGTCTTTGGCGGTAGCCGTCTGCCGGTTCTTCAGCAGGTATGACCATACTCGTTCAGCGGTGTTGTCAGTCTCCATCACTTACCTCTCTTTGTGTACATCTCGGGGTTCTTCTTGCGCCATCCACGGTTGGTCTTCTTACTAACCACTCGTGTGTTTGATTTCTCAGTGCTGCCGCCCTTGTCTAAAGGCTTCTTGTGGTCGACGTCTTTACCGTCTCCCTTGGCTGCACGTCCGTCGGCGATTGCTTGGCGTCGTGCTTTGTTGTTCGCCACGCGTTTCTTCTGGACGCTCGGCTTTTTGTTGTAAGCAGCCTTAGTGGCTAACTCCTGCTTCGATGACTTTGGCATTAGTTTTGTGTCCTTTGCGGCGGTGGGGTGAATCTTTCTACGGCGTCAATTACATAGTCGACGTACGCTTCCACGAGGGGGTCGCACATAAAATTTTTGTGTTTTTTCATCCACGCGTTGTATGTGATGAAGCCGTACTGGAGCTCTTCGATCATGTTCCGCATTTTCAGATGCTCGCGCGCAATGTTTATTGCTGGGTTTTGCGAGTCCACCATGCCAAGTTCTATATCGTTAGGGTTTACAGACATTTTCAATAGCCTCCTTCACTTGTTCAACGTCGTCGACAACAAGTGCTAACCCGTTAGCACGTGTGATGTCGGTTATTTCGCGTTCTTGGTTAGCAGTTACGTTCTTGATCTTGCCCGGAGCCTTTGTCTCGAAAGCCATGAACAGACCCTTATAACAGACAAGGATGTCAGGGCACCCTACACGCCCCATCCCGTTCGTCACTGGCATGTAGTACCAAGCACCGATCTCTTTGAGGTATTCTTTGACGGCCTTCTTGACCTTACCTTCAGGTGTCATGCCCATCAGCGTCTCCTAAGTAATCTCCGTAAGCCGCGACATACTGTTCTAGTCTTAGCACCAGTTCAGTTTCCGTTGGCGTTAGTGTCTTCTGTTCTACAACGTGCCGTACAAGGTCTTCATTGTTGAGCTGCCGCAGGTCGTCTCTCATTTTACACTCCACAAAATTCGCAATGCTTTTTACCGACGGGGCACCAGTTTTTGCACAACCCCGATGGCTTGGGCGTCCACTTGTCCTCGTTATATGAAATTGCCAACCGCTTTAAGCGGGGCATAAATTCGTTCCAAATCTCTGGAAGCTGCTCACGTGTGAACACCTCCTTGTCAAATTCAGAAGTCTTTAGCCAGATAAACCCAGTGGTCACTTTGTCGATCCACGGGTACATGGCGAACGCCAGTGCGGCGAACAGCTTTAGCTGATCCATGTCAGGCTTGCGCTTCCCTGTCTTCCAGTCGAGCAGGTACGCTTTCTCGGAACCAACGACGCCAATGTCGATGATCCCACGCACCCATACGTCCTTGGCCATCCACTTGGTCGGGCGAAAGTTGCGGTCGAGGGCGACGCGTTCTTCAACAACGCGCTTACCCTCTAACGTTAAAATCTTTTTCACGTACCGCTCGTACTTCTGTAGGTCTGGCGGCAGAGGCTTCTCGCCTTTAGCGAAAAGCTCCAACGCCTTGTGCACTTGGTTCCCCCAGATCGTTGCTTCGGTCTGGGGTTCCCGCACCTGCTTTGACACACGAGTAAGCTCGTAGCGGCGTGGGCAGGTCTCGTATGCGGTCAGAGCTGAATAGCTCCATGCGTTTTTTAGTTCCACGGTGGTAATTTCCCCTCGTATATCTCCGTGTCGATGATGTCCCAGAACTCCAATAGAAACTCTGTGCGTAACTCTGTAGACACCCTCTCCACCTTGAGACGTCGTCGTTGCTGCTCTAAGAAGGCCAGCCTTCGCTGTGCCCACTCGTGTTCTACGTCAGCCATCCACTGCATCCGCTTCGTGTAGGGTATCTCCCCGTAAAGTGACTCAGCTTTTTCAACAGCACGGATCATTCTTTCCCGTCGATGCTGCTGTACCCAGCGCCCGTTAAAGCGGCGGTAAACGGCTTGTATATCCTTAAACTGCGCACTGTTTCTGGCGAATTGATCGCGCAGGTCCAGTATGTATTCTGCGAACCCCCCAAGGTCTTTGGCGTAGCCCTCAATTAGCGGTCTTAAAAATTCATGCGCTCTAGGTAAAACAACCAATCTTGGGTTCTCCACATAGGTCTGCATGTATCTGTCCGCTATCAACAGCCACTCCGTGATCTTATCGGGGTTTCGAAGCAGAGACTCTGTCGTCTCCGGTAGCGCTCCCTCGTTACCCAAACACTTACTCCCTTTATATCTGTTTACATGTATATAACATAGTCTGTACCTATATGCACACCATTGCAAGTCCTTTTTTGCTATTTCGCATCGCCGTAAGTATCTGCGATGTCACCTTCTGACCATGTTACGAGTTCAGGCCACCACTCCGGTGGCGTACGCATGACTCCCTGTACAGAATCAAGCAACTGCTGTGCCTCATCTTCCGGGGCCACGTACACAAGTTCGTCGTGGACCATTAGCGCGGGGGTGTACCCCGTCGCTCTCTTAACTGCTAACGCGTTGTCAGCAATTACACATCTCGCTAGGTGTTGAACGATGTTCTCGTCGATCTTTCCTGCGTAGATTCGCGCTTTGTTACGCCCATGGGCGTAGACAAATTCCATACGTCCGTCGTCTTCGTTGCGCTCGGTGCGCAGGTCTGGATAACGGATTATTCCTTTGGGTGTTTTCAACCCGTCGGGGACTGGGTAGACCATACCCCACGGATCGACGGCTTTTCCCTCTGCACCGCGCATGATCGTCGGCAGTGCGTTGTGGCAGATACGCCAACCTTGGGTGATCTCGTAGTATGCGTCGCGCCACCGATTAACGATGTCACGGCTCTCCTCTTCGTCGATCTCTACCCCGCCCATCAGCTTCGCGACGGTCATGAACGTTTTCCATCCCGCACCGAACCCTAGTCCGAGGTGCGCAACCTTACCGACTTGGCGCTGCTCCTTGGTGACTGCGTCGAACGGCACGTCGTAAAGTTTACTGGCGAAGTCCTTATACAGATCGGCTTTCTCAGGGTCAGCGTTAAACATGGCCATACTCGAGGGCACCTGCCATAAGAAATGGTTGACGCGTAGCTCGATCCCGGAAAGGTCAGCGACGACGACTTTGTGCCCCGGGGGAGCGACGAGCGAACGACGCAACGCATCCGATGGGCGTGGGTTATATGGGTTAACGCGTGGTAAGTTCTGTGGGTTGTACCCCCACCCAGACCAACGGCCTGTCGTATCGGCCCCGTAATACTTCAGCGGGATCGGCACCTTGCCCTGCGGATGTGCACCGGCGGCGTCGATGAATGCTTGGATACGTGTCTGTAAGATCGTCGACTTCGCGTCTAGGCGTGCGGCAGCAGCAGTAGCGACGACGGGATTTTCGTGTTCCTGCAAAGCCACAAAGGCTTCGTCAGTCTTGGCCAAGGCGGGTATCTCTTTACCGGTGGTAGGCGAGACCTTGGTTGGAACCTCCACACCAACGGTGCGCAGGAACGTGGCGAATTTAGGCGCAGACGAAAGAGTTTTCAACACCTCCACGATGTTATCTTCGTCACTTTTTGTAGCATCGTACACGCCCATGGATTTGGCAGCGGACAGCATCGCAGCTTCCTTACGCGCTTCCTCCTCCTGCAACGTGTCGTACAGTAATTCTGTGTTCGCTTGGAACGGTGGTTCAACAAGCATACGGATCGTCATGTCAATCAACATGACCTCATCTTTACGTGTCTGCGGTATCAACTTGCGCAGTAGGTCATAGCACTGATCGGTGTCCGCACCGTTGTAGCGGATCATGTCAGCAACTTCTTCCTCAGTAAAATCACAGAGGTGGCGGCCTTTGGTTTGGTGCAGCACCGACTGATCCTTGACGCCCAGACCGTAGTGGTCGACGAGTTTGGCCAGTGATCCACCTGCATCCTTAGCGTGGATAGGTCGTGACATCGCCAGTGTGCAGCCCCATAACTTAGGCTTGATACCGAGACGCCACGACAAGATCATCGCGTCGAACCCTGACAGGTTGTGCCCAACCACCCAATACTGTGACCAGTCGATGGCAGCCGCGTACTCTTTGACCGCCTCCTCGCCTACAATGACGACAGACGACTCATCATTCTTCTTAAACGCACAAGAGATAATCTCCGTGTCAGGGTGCATACAGTATGCAATGGGCGACATCTTGGACAGACTGTGCGTTTGGCTCCAGTACGTCTCAAGGTCGACGGTGTAAATTTTCATTTGGCTTCCTCTATATTTATGAACGCTACACCTTTCTCAGTTACGCCTGTAAGCGCGGCGAACTCCCGTTTGCCTTGGCGTATTGCGTCCGCAGCGCTGAGTGCGGAGACGACAATGTCTCGCTCCACAACGCCTTCACAGGTTACTCTGTAGGTTTTCATCTCTCTCCCCTTACCCACTTCAAGTCGGATAGTAGTTTGCGGTTGTCTTCGCGCAGCTTCTCCACCAGTTGGGTGAGACGCGCGACTTCGTTGCGTTGCTTCGCGGACTTAGCCTGTAAATCCGCGAAACTTTTCTTCAGGCGTTCAAGCTCACCCACTGATAACCACCGCAGCCATGAGTGCGATAAGCACAGAAAAGGTTAGTGCGATAAGTTTGCAACGTCGGCGGCCTAGGATAAGCTCCCGCTCCGCTGCTTCGAGTTCTGCGCGTACGGCTTGGAACTGCTGCTGAATGTCGATCTCTGACTTCGTCGGCTTCTTGTTTGGCCGTCGGCTGCGCGTCGGCGTCGACAATGCTTTGTCTAGCGTCCACCCCGTCTTGATGCGTTGGTGTACGACAGTGGGGGCGAGACCCGCCTCACGTGCCATCTGCGAAATGGTTTTCTTCTTAGCCATGTTACTGGCCCTCCTGCTGTAGTGGTTGAAAGATATGGTCGCCGTATGCCCACATGCAGCGACTTGCTTTGGTTTGGTCTGCGTTGACGTAAATGTCTGCGCGCACTAGGCGGCGTTCGCGATGCAGTCGATCAAGGACGTGTCGCACATGGTTGGTGTCGGTACCCAATAACTTGGCAACATCTGCTGTACTTAACATCTCAGCTTGTTCGAGTGCACCGAGGATGACAGTTTCAGGGTCAGGCGTGGCTTCCACGACGTCTTCCATCTCGTCGTAAGACGGACCGAAGTCCATCTCCAACTGATTACCTAAACGCTCAACGTGGTAAGCTCGCCATGGACAACGCTCGCGAAACTTGGGGTCATTCTTAACGACTTTGCAGCGGACAACGTCCACCGCGCGCAGCATGAACTTGTCCATAAGAGAGCGAGGTATAAATACCTGCTCCCCATCGTCTCCGTAACCGAAGCCGTCGTTGAACTGTGTGACAAATGTGACTACGATGTCGCGTCGTTGGTTAGCTAAAAATGATAAATCCATCACGAGTTATGTCCTTATGTTGTCATGCGGTTCGCGATAGCGATCGCGGCGATTGCGTCACGGTCGATGGATAATTCTTCGACAAGTGACTGTTGTTGTGGCTTCTTCTCACGAGGCTTGGTCGCTTCGTGGAACTTGGCCATGTACTTCTCAGGGACGTACATCTCGAACTCAGGCATCTCTTTGAGCATAGAGTTGAGCGACGCATGTCCTGCCATGAAGTGGCGCAGTTGTGTCTCCACGTTGCTGTACTGCTCAGCGATCTGTTGACGCTGCGTGTTGCGTTGGTCAGCTGTGTCCAACCATGTCTGCAATACAGGTGGGCAATCGGCGCGTTTGACGTCTACTTGCATGGACGAGTAGTTGCTCTCGACGTGGGCAGGTAGCTTCACACCCATGTCCTCAAGGTCTAGGGAGGTAGTAAAGGTATATATGCCGTCGTCGCGTTGGAACCTCAGCTGTAAGTTGTAACGAATTTTCTTCATCCAAGCGTCAGGGTATGACTGACGTAGCTGCGGTGCGTCCTTGAACGATGCGGTCTTGGCTGCTTCGATAGCGGCGTCGAACTCAGGTGTGCCACGCTCAATATTGTTGGACGAATAAGCTGATAAAGCCTTGTCCTTCATGTCACGTATCTTGCGCAAGACACCGTCTTGCATTTCTTCTGTTTTGCGAACGTATGCCATGGTTATGCTCCTTATGCTGCAAACTTGATTTGAATAGTCTCGCCGGTGGTGATCTTGGCGATGAGGAAGTCTCGAGCGATGCGATCAGTCTCGGACGGGTCTTTCAGGTACTTCGCTGCGTATTCACGCTTCTCGGCATCTGATAGATGGGTTGGTAACGGGATGTTGTAGGGCCGGTGGCCAGCGTCGATGCGCTCGATGAAACTGCGCAGTTGCCAGAGGGAGTCGTAGTATCTGGCCGGTTCGTTAAAGTTGATTGTCAGTTTGATCCACGCGGATGTGTAAGCTAATAAGTCGTCAAGCATTTCTGGTTTGACCATCTCGGGTGAAATACCGGCGTTCCACTTGGTAACTTGTTGGATGTCAGAGCCGAGGGACCGCAGCATCTCGCGGATCATGTGGCTCGTCTGGTGGCCGCAGGCAGCGACGCCGGTGCGGATCGACTCGAGCACGATGTTCTTCTTACGCTTGGACCACTTCGATGTGTCTAGCGTTACTGTTGTCTCTGTGACGGCGGGGTCACGTCCGAACGCACTGTTTGCGATTGCGCGGAAAGCTATTGATTGCGCCATGATGATTACTCCTCGAATTTAATGACGGTGCCCCAGTCGAATGACGTGGTGCCTGTGGTGAGCCACACGGTCTCGTGTGTGGTGGTGAAAGTGTTCTGGTCGCCGTACCCGTCAGTCAGGTAGACAACGCACTCAGGCTCGATGTCGTTGTTGTCGATCCAGTCGAACACAGGCTTGAACGATGTACCGCCACCGCCCTTGGCTGAGAGGCGAACAGGAAAGTCGTCAGGTGTGTACTCGTCAACACATTGCACCGCGTGGTCGCAATAGACGACGTAGACCGCCTCTGGCATACACGTCTCCATGATGCGATTGATGTGTGCGTTCATCATGTCGATTTCAGGCTGCTGAATAGAGCCGGACATGTCAGCGCCGATGACAACCGGTCCCATGCGGGGCGTGTAGTCGACACCCGGCAGGTAAACGCCGCGCCCGACGAAGCGACGGTTAGGACGCTGCCATGTATAGCCATCCTTAACCTTAGCGGACATGAACCGTTCGAGTATCTCGTGCCAAGGTGTTGTCACGTTAACAAGTTGATCCACGAGACGTTCGATCTCAGCGGGTAACTTACCTACAGCCTTGGCTGCCTTGGCAGATTGGATAGCGTCGATCTTGGCTTGCGCCTCGAGTTGGTGGATGGTCGCCTCGTCGAGTGGGTTGCCGTCCTCGTCAGTTGGATCGCCGACGTCGTTGCCGATACCGCCCGGGCCTTGACCGCCGCCGTCGTCGTTCTCGTCGTAGAGTGCCTCGGCTGCCATTTCACGCGCACCGTCAAGTGTCACGCCTCCGTCGATGAAGTCGCCGACACCTGCTGCGATCAGCGTGTCGTTGATGACCTTGTCTGCTGCTACGTTCCACGCATACGGGTCACGATGACCACGGCGCAGTGCATGGGACAGCATGTAGTGCATGGCCTCGTGTGCCAATAAGAACATAAGCTGTCGTACAGTTAACGGCGCACACCAGTCAGGGTTCATGTACATCTGCCCTGTACCAGACATGGCGGCAGTAGGCACCGTGTGGGTGTAGATGATCGGGCGTTTGCTGCACCCTGTACCAAAGAATGGATGGTCAAGTATTAGTAGTGACTTGGCCTTACCTACCTTGCGTTGCAACTCGTCGAGTGCAGTGTGCTGTAGTGGGGCGTTC